GAGCCGAGGGAGCCGAGGGAGCCGAGGGGGCCGAAGGAGTTCATGAGCTTCTCTTTCATGCGGCCTCCGCGAGGCGGCGAGAGAGGGGGCCGAAGGAGCCGAAGGAGCCGAGGGAGCCGAAGGAGCCGAGGGGGCCGAAGGAGTTCATGAGCTTCTCTTTCATGCGGCCTCCGCGAGGCGGCGAGAGAGGGGGCCGAAGGAGCCGAAGGAGCCGAGGGAGCCGAGGGAGCCGAGGGAGCTGAGGGAGCCGAAGGAGCTGAGGGAGCCGAAGGAGCCGAGGGAGCCGAAGGAGCCGAGGGGGCCGAAGGAGTTCATGAGCTTCTCTTTCATGCGCCTCTTTCCGTTTTTCCTGCTCGCCGCGCGCTTTTTCTTGCTTCGGCTTTTCCCGCCGATCTTGCCGCCTTTTCGTCCCATGAGTTTCGCTGCTTGTTTCAGATTCATCGCCGCACCTTACCTGAAGCGCTTTGGGTTATCAAGCCTGAAAGTCGGATGAATGCCTCACGTGCGGCCGCCGGATGAACGGCATTACCCACTCCGCGACCTCGGTCCACCCTGAATAATATCCCATCGCCTGTTCGATCCACTCGGGGTTCAGCTTGCCCTTGGGGTGTCCAGGTAATTTTCCTTGAGCGGCGAGCGCTGAAATCTGAAGAGATCCATCCATGTGGACCCTGTTCGGACCGCCCTTTGAAATTTCTGTCGCTAGAATTGTGGGCAAGTAACCACCATCTCTCTCGCAAGTGAATGGCTCCAATCTCTGCGGCCGATACAATCGTCCATCTACAATCGTACCCCAGCGCAGTGAACTCCAAGAGAACTCGGTCAAGCCCCCGAACAGCGATAGCTGGGACGTTTTCCAAGAAAACGAATTGCGGTCGAAGCTCGCGAGTGAGTCGGATGATTTCAAAAAACAAACTGGATCGCTCTCCTGCCAAGCCCGCTCCAGTTCCTGCAACGCTAATGTCCTGACACGGAAATCCTCCGGAGATGATGTCGATTTCAGGCAAGTCGTGAGCGGACAAAGTTTCCACCAAATCCCAAATTGGAGCGTATGTAATATCTCCCGACCGCATTCGTGACATAAGAACGGCCTGAGCGTATTTATCTTTTTCACAATAGGAGATTGTGCGGACCCAGGGCTCAAGAGCTTTGGAGATTCCTCCGATTCCTGAAAAAATATCCAACCCATTCAGCATTCCCGCACCGGCGAGAAATTCATGCGCTTGCCGCTGAATCTGCATTTATGCGCAGCAAACAAGAGGGCGTGGAATTTTGATTTGCAGACGAATTCAAGGCGACTCGTCGGAGAAAACGAAATAGACCACTTGCTTCGCGTATTTGGAACGCGCTCCAGAAAAACCATCACGCCGTTGAAACCACGATAAATCTTGCTGCATTCATAGCTGTTTTGCATTCTCTCTCTCTCCCTCTCTCTCTTCTCGATCGCGCGCCGAATATTCGACCTCATTTGCAGCTCGGCGTAATGCAAATTCTTTGAGCCTTTGTGGACCGCAATAATCGAGTGGCCGTCCGAAAACAAAATATGTCTGCCGCCATCTCGCAGAAATTGAAATCCGTTTTCGTGAAGAACTTTTTCGGTTTCACGGCGGGTCATGATTTGATCCAGAGACATTCGGTTCTTGGGGATGCTCCATCTGCAAATGATTTTTTTGTGATCTTTTTCCACCCCAGCGAATTGTAAACGTCGCTCTCGTAACCAGATACAACAACGTGACCCTTGAGCATTTTCAGAAAGTCCGCCAGCTCTTCGTGCTCGGACAAAGTCATCTCGTGTTTGTAGCGTCCACCGCGCCTTGTGTTGTGCGGATACGGTGGATCTACATAGTGCAAAGTTCTCTCAGAGTCGTGATTCGCCATGACCTCCATCGCATTCTTGTTTTCGATCACGACGCCTTTGAGCCGCGTCGTGAAGTCTTGCAATGCTTTGGGGTAATTAATCCAATCATGTGCTGGAGTCGAACCAGAACGGTTCGAGTTTGAGCGGAAGCCGGTATTTGATTTGATATTCGTCACACTGTCTGCGCCAAAGCCCATGAAAGACCTGATAATAAGCCTTCGCGCATTCTCTATTGGGTCTGGATGATAGACATAGGCCAGTTCAAATTCACGCCTAGAATAGGGTGTCATTTCCAAAACGCTCCGAAGACTGATGGTTGAGCTCCTATTTCTAAGAAGAGAGAATAAATTAAAAACGCTCTCGTCTAGGTCGTTCCACACTTCGGCGTAGCTCTGCGGCTTTTGCATAAGCACCGAGGCGGCGCCCCCAAAGGGTTCGCAATAAACGTGGTGTTCTGGAAAATTCGAGATAATCCATGGCGCAAGTTTAAACTTGCCTCCAAAGTATCTTAAAACTGGACGTTTCATCTCTGGTCCTCCAAAATTTCTTGAACCGGCTTCAAATATCCGATCCTCACGAGCCGGTCTGCGCGTTTTCGCTGAATCATCACGCGCGCGAGTTGCCGCCACTGAGCTTGCAAAGTCGGCGCATTGTCGTAAGTGACAAGCTGACAGACCGACTCCCAGCCCCCCTGGATGCACACGATGTCCCACGCGATCTTTGTCAGCTTCGCACGAGTTTCAAGCGCCTGGTACGGGCCGAACCGCGAAACGGCGGCGATGATGCTTGCCGCGATCTCTTCGGCATCGAGGGCGTTCTCTTCCGTCCGCGAAAGCATGTCGGCGATCGATGGAAACGGGTCGCGCGAAGTTCTTTCAGCGGCAATTTGCCGGAGCGCGAGCGTGCTTTTTTTGTATCCCACTTTTTCGGCGGCCTCGCGATAGAGCGCTACAGCCCCGTCGTTCAGCGCGCAACGCTCAACCATCGTCATCAGGCTGGCGAGCGTTGTTGCAAATTCCTGCTCATCGGTCATGCGCTTCCCTCCGGATTAAAAACTCTTCGCACTGTATCGACAATCGCCTGCGTGCGCTCCGCATCTCTCGCGTCCGTCGCCGTAATTCGCCGTCCTGTTGCCCATTCGGTTCGCAGCTTTTCGCAGTCGCGAAGCAAAATGTCAACAGCATGTCCCGAGCGCAAATAAAACGCGTCGTTGTGGGAAACGTAAAACGCCGCGACGGGCGGGGCCTCTTCCTGGCCCAGCCGATCCACGAGCTTCGCGAGCACGCCGTTGACCTTGGCATTGCGGACCGGTGGCGTGCCATGCCTATCGATGTAAGCTTCTCGGTAGGCCTCCCATGTGGCGACGGACTTCGGGGTCGGCGTCGCCGAAGGCGCGTCGAAAGATTTTGTTTTGTTGTATGAGCTTGAGCTTGAGGAAGAGGGGGAGGAAGAGGGGGAGGAAGAGGGGGAGGGTTGAGTTTGGTAGCTTTTGCTAGGTTTTGCTAGGTTTTTTTCTCCATGATTTCGCGCTCTCGTTTTCCCACCACGCGCGCCAGCTTCGGCACGTTGAATCCTCCATTCGTGGCGTTCGCGCGATCCCGAGGCGTAAACGAAGTCTCCATCAATCTTCGCGAGTCCAACTTTTAGTAAATGCTCCGCGTGCGGAAGCGCCTCGAATTGTGGGCGCGGAATGAGATGGCGACCCTTTGACCAAAACTCCTGACTCACGCGCCAGAGCCGCAACGCGAGTCCGTCGGCCATAATTAGACCGCCGACTAGTTCCGCGAGCGCATCGCGCCTCGGGTCGGTCCACCACTCATCGTCAACATTGGTTCTCGCCAAGATCTCTCCCCCCGGAAAGTGCGCCGAGTGCGGGGGCACCCGGCGCTGTACATGATGTACTTTCCGCGAGGCTACTTTGTCGCTGTTCGTTTTACAACACCGTCGTGCAAATAAAAACCCCGCGCCAGATTTCTCCGACGCGGGGCGAAGTCAAAACGGAGATGGAATGCTTAAGCGTTGCCGGGCACGCCGTAGATCGCGGAGAGGCGATCGAGGCTGTAGCTCCCCCAATAGCCGGTCACGATCGGCTGAGCGCCCATCGGGCCGTGAGTCTCGAACGCGTCCAGGACGAGGCTCTGGAACTTCGTGTCGAGCCCGTTGACATGCTTCGCGATCGTCGGCGAAACATTCTCCAGCTCGGCGGCCGGAGTCGTGAAAATCTTCTTCGAGTTCGCGGGCGTGAAAATAACCTTGTTCATTTGCTTCTCCTTGCGACTTTACGCAGTGATTTCTTGCCCTTCTTTTTGGGCTTTTTCTTGGTAGCCATCTTGGCCTCCTTACGCGTATGCGTAATGTCAGATTTACACGGCATCCACAAACCGCAAGTAATTTCTTCATGACGTGTAAAATATTCAGCGCCCTAAATTGTCGTCTAAGACTTTCTAAGTCGTATACTTTTTGGACGGTGCCGAAGTGCCCGGGTGGATTTACGTAGCGACGACCGAGAAATAGGCTGGCACGGTGTTAGCATTAGCTCCCCGCAGAGATGCGAAATGCACGAAAATTTGATTGAGCCGCCATCCTGATTCGCATCTCGATACGGCTCGGGCGCTCCCGGTCCCGTCTCCCGCCGAAAGGCGAGGGTTTTGCCGGGAGCGCCTTAAATTCTGGAGGTTGAGATGAAATTACCAACGGCAGGCAAGTGGAAGGTCGAAATAGATCGCTGGCAAATAAATATCCACGCGTCGGGAAAGGACGGCTATAGCATCGCGAACATTCCGATCGATGCACACTATGGGCGCCCTGGCGAAGACGAGGCCAACGCGCGCCTGATCGCCGCTGCGCCAGAAATGCTTGAGGCGCTGAAACATGCACTTCAATTGCTAGACGAACTCGCAACCAATAATCCAGAACATCCCGATAAATTCAATGGCATGTGGGCAAGTTACCAAAATGAGTTTGAAGCTATCGTCGCGAAAGCAGAGGGAGAAGCGTGAAACTCGAACCCGGCAAAGTCTACTTGACCCGCGCGGCGAAAACGCCTTATCTTGTGATCGCGATCGTCGGATGTAAAACGACAATTGCGGTTGATCTTGATGGTGAAGTCGAAACGTGGAGTCACAGCGATGGCTCATTTTTCGCCGACCGGAAAGAGAGCAGCATGGATCTCGTCATGGCCGGCGGTAGAGACGATCAAGATTTAATTTTTACAAGCGTGGAGACTCTATGAAACCAGGAAAATACGCCGACATGTCGATGAGCGATTATCAAGCGAGCGATGCGATCTCGGGAACCGATCTCGTCAAGATTGCGCAAGACGGTCTTGAGCGCTGGCATTGGCAGAAATCGCAGCCGCGCGAAGTCACGCGAGCGATGGACGTTGGCTCGGCGGCGCATCTGCTTTTGGCGGAAAAGTTTAACGGCGGCGACGCTGCGGCGTTGGTCCACGTCTACAACGATGGCTCGTCGCTGACAAAAGGCTTTAAGGCATACCGCGCCACGCTGAAGGGCGAAGAGATTGCAGTTGACGCCGACGAAATGGCGCTCGCCAAGCGCTGCGCCGATGCGGTCGCCGCATCCAAAGAGTGCTGCCGTTATCTGGACGACGCATTAATTGAGCATTCGTTTTTCAGCGAAGACGCCGAAACAAAACTCATGCGCCGCTGCCGCCCGGATTTTCTGAACGAAAAACAGCGCGTGTCCATCAATATTAAAACCACGCTGGACGCTTCCGATTACGGCTTCACACGAGCCGTGAAGGACTTCGGCTATGACATTCAGTGCGTTGGTTACCAAGACGTGCTTCATAGCGTATACGGCGAGTCGTTCACGGAGATTCACATTCTGATCGAGAAATCAGAGGAGGGTCCGGTCCGACTTGCCATTCGCGCAATCGACGACGACACGCTCGACAATGCCCGATTCATTTCGCGCCGCATTTTAGAGGCGGTCGCTAAAGCTCGCACCGCACAGTCATTCGCCGATCCCGCGCCAAGACTCGAAACGTGCCTGATTCCGGCGTGGGCGCGGACCAACGCGGAATGGCTGGTATGAACATGAAAATTGAGAATTTAAAGGCGGCAAAAAATATTTTAGATCAGATCGATCTAATAGACGAAAAGCTATCTAAACTTGAATCTAAAATTGGGAATAATTTTTCAATTAATTTTACGCAAGACGGATGCGGGAGAGTCGTCGCTGTTAATCCTGAATTTGGAAGATTAGCATTAAGAGTTGTCGTCACAGACTTGCGGCTAAATCGCAGGAAGCTTGAACAAGAGGCCGAAAGGCTTTAAAGGGAAAGCAATGATAAACGAGCTCATCACGAAAGAGCCCGGACAGTTTGCGGTCATTCGCGATCTGCTCGCCGCGCAAAAAACGGAGATCGAGAAGGCGCTTCCTCGGCATTTCAGCGCAGGCCGGATGCTGAGAATCGCGCTTACGGAATGCCGAAAGAATCCCGAGCTTCTCGATTGCGAAAGAAACAGCTTCCTGGGCGCGATCATTCAGTCCGCGCAGCTCGGGCTTGAGCCAGGCTCGTTTCTCGGACAAGCTTACATGATTCCGTTTCGGAACAACAAAAAAAACATCCGAGAAGTTCAGCTCCTGATCGGCTATCAGGGCTGGATTGACTTGATCTCGCGCGGCGACAATGCGCCGCTGATCCGCGCGGTCGGAGTCTATGAGGGCGATGAATTCCGCTACGAAGAGGGCCTAACTCAAGTCCTGATTCACAAACCCGGAGTCACGCGCGATCCGAAAGCGAAGCTGACGCATTGCTACGTCGTGGGCGAGTGGACCGATGGGCGCAAGCAATTCGTCGTGATGCTGCGATCCGAAGTCGACGCGATCCGCGCGCGCTCAAAGAATACGCGTCAGGACAATCCGTGGCAGAGTGACTTTGAAGCGATGGCGAAGAAAACGGTTATCCGCCGTTTCTGCAAATATATTCCGAAATCGGTCGAGATTCAGCGGGCCATTCATCTTGATGAAACGGCCGAGCGCGACGAGTCGCAGAAAAACGAAATCTTCGTGCCGAGCGAAACCGACCCGCAGTCTAAGCGCGAACGGGTTGAAAGCACGATCGATTCAAAGCCCGTCTCGGATTGGGAGAAATTTGAGAAATGACCCGCCATCTCACTCCGCAAGAAAAGTTCACGGTGTTCGTCTGCATTGTGATCTCGATTATCTGCACTTGGAAAGGATTGGCATGGGCGGCGATCCGCTGACGCCGGCCCCGAAGTTTCGTTGCGAGCATTGCGGGAGTCAATTTTTCGATGATTCAACCGCCGCCGGGCGCGACCAGGAATTTAGAGCAACATTTGGATGCGATCCGGCAGAGGGCGAGATAATCCGGGTTTGCGATGTCTGCTATGAGTGGGCGATCAAGCGAGCCCGCGAAATGGGACTCATGCCGCATTAATTTTGCAGAGTTGCGCGACCCGACTCGCTGACATGCCGACCTCTTTCGCGATCGAGCGCAGCGAACGCCCAGACGCGCGAAGAGCGCGTACTTGGGCGACGATCTCAGCACTGTACTTTGCCGGAGCGCCCAGCCTGACTCCGGCTTTGCGCCTGGCCTCAAGCGCGAGTTTCGTGCGCTCGCCGATGAGACGCCGCTCCATTTCCGCGACGGAAACCAGAATTTGAGTCACAAGTCGTCCAGCGATCGTGCTGTAGTCCACGCCCTCACGGATCGACTTGAGCACGATCTTGCGGCGCTCTAAATCTTCGATAAGGAGCAGGATCTCAGAGGTACGCCGACCCAGGCGATCGAGCGCCGCCACAATCAGCGTGTCACCTTCTTTGAGCAGGCCCAGGAGCGCAGCGAGAACCGGCCGCGCCTTCGCGCCCGAGGCGGTCTCTTCGAAGACCGCGGCGTCGGGGTACATATCGCGGAGGCGGGAAAGCTGGTTCTCCGTTTCTTGCTTGTCGGTTGAGACGCGCGAGTAGAGGTAATTCGCCATGCCGACTCATCGGTCGGCGCGGGCAGGATCTCATCCCTTTGTTGTACACGCGCCGCACAAAAACAGTCTGCGCACCAAACGGACGTTTGCTAGACATGATGCGCGGGCCAGTTGCAGGAGCTACCCGATCTGGCTGACTTGGGGCTGGATTTCACGTCAACTATTCCGGTACCGCTCACCATCCACGTTTGACGCCGCCGCGCAAAATCATTGTGGCGTAATTTCGCAATCCGCGCAAATCGTTACGGGACCGTAAGAATCGGTGAAGGTGTAGCAGCCGTTGATATCGCCCGTGATCGGTGCGGAGACCGTGCCTTCGTAAATAGGGATACCCAGGATCGAACACACGACCTCGCAGGGACAGCTTGTTGGAGAAGATGAGGGCGAAGGCTCAGGAGAGGGAGAAGCGCTCGCCACAGGTGAAAGCGGCTCGCTCGTGCCCGGAGCCGTTCCGCATCCAACAAGGACCATACAAAAGCCAGCAAATAGCCATGTTCTCATTTTTTTGCCTCACAGCACGTAGCGTAATCGGCCATACGCTCGCGCATCGCCGTGTCATCGCTTTCGGAGTAACACCGATCGCCGGCGGCATTTATTGTCGGATGGACAATGAGCGGTTGCGGAGTCGTCGCGCAAGCCATAAAGATCGCGCCCAAACCACAGCCCGCGGCGAATGCCGAAGCAACTGCGCCGATCAGCCGTGATCGCATCCGAGTTTAACTCCATAATAACAAACGAGAAACAGTGTAGCTAAAGAGAAGTCGGGGGGAACCAATCCGAATTCCGCAACTACGATGTTGGTGGCCGCGGCCACCGTGAATACTCCGAGAACATGGAAAAACATGGATATCTTGTCCCCCTTATTTGGTTTCACAGAATTTCACCCAGTCCTTTTGAGCTGCGCGCGAGCTCTTTTCGAGAAGCCGTTGATTATGACGAATTAGACATCTCCAAAAGAGAGCCCGCTTCATGAGCCTGGCGATGTCCTCGACAGAGTCCTTCCTGGTTTTCGAGAAGCGCGAGGCCCATTCGATTTCTTTTGAGACGACCATAGGAATCCCGGCACTCAGATAGTTCGCTGCGACGAAGTTGAACGTCTCGCTCATCGAGACTTGGAGCCCGATGTCGATCTCTGCTTTCAGATACGTGATGAGCTGATCGAGCTCCATCCAGTCGCATTGGATCAGATGAGGCCCAAGAAGGGCCACGAGGTTCTTCAATACTGGTTGCCCCCCGGTCTCGATCCGGGATCCGTTCATGTGAAAGCGGAGCTTGAGCTTCATCTCGTCTGCAAGCTTCATCGCCGCGAGAGCCTGTTGAAGCTGATTCTTCATCGGTCGAATAGCCCCGAAGCACGCGACGTTGAGTTCGCCAGAACGCTTAAACATTTCCCTGCTCCAAGTAAATATTCGGGAGAAAAGACACGAGATCTTTGGGCGCAATCACCTGAAACGCATCGAAAGTATCTTTAGAATTAGCCAAAATACCGATGTTTCGAGCTGAATATCCCTTGAGCCATTCCATCGCGATTCCCTCTAAGGCAAGAAACGGAAGCCCTGAGTGCATGTGGATGAACCACCTCACTTTCGGATGCAGGCGCTTCAGCACGTCGAACTTTTCCGGTACCACCCAAAGCGCTTCGACAATGCAGATATCGGGTTTAAATCGAGTGACTTCCCGGTCGATATCGTTGTTGTCCTGGACCTCGACCTGGTCGACGTAGAGGCCTGCGCTTTTCAGAGCTTGGGCCACAAAGCTCACCGAATTCCAAAGACCGCTGGATCGGCGACAGTAGTGAGTGAAGCTATAGGTTTCGTTCTTCTTTAGAATGAATTGGACCCTCATGGGATCTGATCCAGTCCCGAGGGATCGCCCTTATCGGCGGCTTCTTCGGTTACAAGAACTTTGCTTTGAATCGTCGCAGCGAGTTCCGCTTGGCTTGCGTCCGCCTTGGCTGCCGAGGCTGCGTTGAGCTGCCGGACGCACCAATAGCCTACTGCGACCGCGGCAATCGGCCATGCGTATTTCAGAGCGGTGATCGCAGCACTTCCGAGGACGGCGAGAGTCATGATGGCCCACCTTTCTTCATCCAGGGTGGAGAGGGCAAATGCCACGCGAGGACAGCGGGTCCGAGTAAAGCTACCCAGGCCCGCACCTCACGTGAGAAAGCGATGATGCAGCTCCACCAATGGGTGGGAGTCGTCCCGTGCATTAGGTCGCGGAAAGACCGATTCCGAGGATGCTCGCAACTTCTTCGATTGCAGAGTTCCCGGTAGCGGCTGCGCCGGCCGTGATCGCCGTTTTGAGGTTCAGCGAGACCGGCAGCGAGAGAGAGCCGCTCAGACCAAAGCTATTCGCAGGAATCGTCAGCGTGGCCTGAATGGTCACGACGCCCGCAGAATACGATTCGGTGACATTTCCGACAGATCCAACTTCTTGTTCAGCCATTTCATTGTCCTTTCGATGAGTTAGTCCCAGGGCTCGGGAGTCCGTTTTCCGGCCCTGGGTTCGGAGAAAACGGTGTGAGATACAATCCGCGTTCGCGGGTGCGGCGGGAGCAAAGGCCGGAATCGGGCTGGTCGCCAACATAAACCCACTTCAAGAACTCATCTCCAATCGGCGCGAGCTGATCTGGAGTCGCATCAGGCGGCATCGCCCAAACGAGTTTGAAGAGAGTGGAGGGTTCGCCAGTCTTCAGCCGCAGGAAGCCGTCTTTCGTCTTGCCGCCAGGCCCTACGTTGAACGCGAAAGAGATGAGAGCTGCGAGCTGGTTCGGGTTCAGAATCAGGGGAAGTTTTGGAATAATGAGATCTGCGACTGCGCCTGCATCGGCGAGCAGAACACTTTCGGCAGTGGCAAGATCGATGGTCTGGCCTTGGCGCACTTCTTTGCCGTGATGCCCAAAGCCGATTGCCCAAGCATCCACGTCCCATTTCGAGACGGGCTCGAAACCTTCTAGGCTTTTCAAAAGCGGTTCAGCAATCCTCAAAGCCCCTCCCCGATCTAGCATATCAAACTATCGGTATCGAACGGCTTATCTTTACGCGCGCAGCGACATCGCCGATAATGAGGGCATGAAAGTCGGAGAAATTTGGACAGGGCCGCAAGGCGAATTTCACGTCATGGGGCATGGATTAGAGCCCGAAGCAGGACTTGCCCTATGGATCTTGATTCGCCGGCATCGCCTGAACTTCGGTAATCGCGAGAGCAGCGGCCCGATCCTCTTCGGAGAGCCGGTCCAGAATCAAGCGCCAAGTGATGGGGTGATCCCGAACAAACAAGTCGAGTTCAAGCTGATTCTCGTCCTTGAGCATTGCCTGAACTCGACTTTTGAGCCTTCGGACGCGCGCGGTCATGTAAAAAGTATACGGCAAGTATGTAAAAAACAACACATTTTGAACAATACTTTACTTATTTAGTCAAGTAGCCGACCATAGAGAGGTGCCGAGCCTGCTCGCTTTCCGGGCGCTCCCGGATTCTCTCATCCCCCCGAGATACCCCCATGCCGGGAGCGCCGCACATTATGAGTGAGGCCTGGTGGTTTGGAGCTGACGTCATTATGGGAGCCATCGCGCTTCCTTGGTGTGTCTGGGTGACCGCCCAAATCTATGCCCTCCGGCAGAGCGCCGCACTTCAAGAGCAGCGCGCCGATCTTGTCCGCCAGAATCTTGATGAACGTTGGGACCGAATCGAAAGTCATCTCTCACGGGTCGCTAATCCCAGATGACCCCCAAACAGAAACTGTTCATCGCAGCTTATCAGAAGCACGCGAACGCCATGCGCGCGGCACGAGAAGCGGGTTACAAGCACCCGAAGCAAAACGGAAACAAGCTTCTCCATAATCCTGAAATAAAAGCGGCCTGCGAAAGCGGCATCCAGGCTCGCATGAAAGCTCATGAAGTGTCCGCCGATCAAGTAGTGGAACGCATCCGGACCGTCGCGTTCGGGAAATCCGAAGAAACTCGCGATGTGCTCAAGGCCTGCGAGCTTCTCGGGAAATATCTAGGACTCTTCAAAGATCGCGTCCAACTCGAAACCGTCGGACAAGTCGTGATCGAGATTCCAAGCAATGGTCGAGAAGCGCCGATTGAACCGAAAGAGCAGGCGTGAGTGAACGCAAAATCGCTCCGCAGTCAGGCCCTCAACGTCAATTCGCGGAAACGAGGGCCGACATCGCGATCTATGGCGGCGCAGCCGGGGGTGGAAAATCCTTCGGCCTTATCCTTGAGCCCCTCCGAAGTATTCGCAACAAAGATTTCGGAGCGGTCATCTTTAGAAAGCACTCCACCGAAGTCCGAAATGAAGGCGGCCTCTGGACCGAATCCTCGCGCCTGTATCCGCTGCTCGGCGCTCGCCCACGTCAGGACATTCTGGAGTGGACTTTCCCGAGCGGTGCGCGCGTTCGGTTCGCGCATCTTGAGCATGAAAAATCCGTTTACTCGTGGCAAGGGGGACAAATCCCTTTGATCTGTTTCGACGAACTCACGCATTTCAGCGAGAACCAATTCTTTTACATGCTGTCCCGTAATCGTTCCACGATTGGCATTCCGGCCTACATCCGGGCGACTTGCAATCCTGATCCCGATTCGTGGGTCAGGCGATTCGTGGACTGGTGGATTGGGGAGGATGGATTCCCTATTCCTGAACGTTCTGGCAAACTTCGCTGGTTCGTTAGAATCGGCGATGCAATCGAGTGGGCGGACTCGCGTGAGGATATTATTGCTCGATACGGCGTGTCGGATGAGATCCAACCGCTCAGCGTGACTTTCATTGGGGCGAAACTCTCTGACAATCCGATCCTGATCCAGAAAGATAAGAAGTACCTCGCTAACCTGCTCGCGATGAACCGCGTGGACCGCGCGCGGCTCAAAGACGGCAACTGGAATATCCGAGAATGCGCCGGCGCAATGTTCAGCCGAGAATGGTTTCCAATTGTGGAAGCAATCCCCGGCGGTTTCGTTCGCTGCGTTCGATTTTGGGATCGCGCGGCAACTCCGCCTCATTCTGGGAATCGCGATCCTGACTGGACTCGCGGACTCAAGCTCTACAAATATCCTGATGGTTCATTCGTGGTTGGAGATCTTCGATCGGCCCGGGAATCGCCCGGAAAGATCGAACAGCTCATCCTCAATACGGCCTCTCACGACGGCCGCGGTGTTCGGGTCGTATCTCAGCAAGATCCCGGTTCCGCCGGCGTCTCTGAGGCCGAACATTTCATCAAGATGCTCGCGGGCTACGATGTCAGAACCTTCGTGACTTCCAAAGATAAAGTCACGCGCTCCAAGCCAGTTTCCGCTCAGTGCGAAGCCGGAAACATCAAAATCATGCGAGCGCCCTGGAATGAAGCATTCTTCCAGGAACTCGAAAACTTCCCCGACGGTGCTCATGACGACATTGTGGATGTGCTCTCTGGCGCATTCAATGAATGCTCTGGCGGCCTCAGCATTTTGGACGTTCTATGAAAATAGGCAGAAATCATCCCTCCAAGACGAACGGAAAGAAGAGAAGCAATCGTTGGTCCACGATCAGGCGCAAGCATCTTCAGCTTCATCCTCAATGCGCCGTATGCGGCGGAACTAAGAAACTTGAAGTTCACCACATTCATCCATTCCACAAACGGCCAGAACTCGAATTGGTTTTATGGAACCTCATCACGCTTTGCGAAAACGATGGCGACGGCGTGAATTGCCATTTGCTATTTGGGCATCTTGGGAATTTCAAATCCGTTAACGCATCAGTGAATCGCGACTCAGCTAAGTGGAACAAGAAAATCAGGTCACGCCCATGAAGAAATTCCCCAACGAAACCGACGCCGCTATTTACGAACTCCTCCAAAACGAAGACGCCTTCATGCCATCATTTTTGGATGGCGGAATGCTTGAAAACGGGCTAGGTGATGCGTGCGGGCTCGCGCAATTCAATCCGTTCGGATTGCCTCAAATGTACGGCTTCCCGGGCACCGAGCAACTATCAAATACCCAAACGCTGTTTAAGAACATGCGCTGGTATCTCGTCTCGAACTTTCGGCAACTTCTCGCCGAAATGTACGTCGAGATCGGCCTCGTCCAGACGCTCGTAGATCTTCCGGTTGATGATGCTTTGCGCGGCGGCGTGGAAGTCATGAGCAAACAGCTCGATGAAGACGAGATCAAGAAGCTCACGATTTCCATGGATCGAAACAACGATATCCACACGGTCGGGCAAGCCAGGAAATGGAACCGTCTTTTCGGGGGTGCCGGCGTCATCATTCTTACCGATCAGGATCCAGAGTCCCCGCTCGACGTTTCCAAGATCGGACCCAACACGAAGCTCTCTTACCGTGCAGTAGACATGTGGGAGCTTTTCTGGAGTTCGCAAGACACGATCGGATATGACCCGTCGATTCAGCAGGAAGACTTCGAGTTCTACAATTATTACGGCGAGCGCCTGCACAAGTCTCGCGTCATGCGGATGCGTGGAGTCGAGGCTCCGAGCTTCATTCGTCCACGTCTGCGCGGATGGGGATTCTCTGTCGTCGAATCCGTCGTCCGATCGATCAACCAATGGCTTAAGGCTACGGACCTGGCTTTCGACGTGCTCGATGAATTCAAGCTCGACGTGTACAAGATCAAGAATCTCGTTAACACGCTCGACTCTCCGATCGGAGATCAGAAGATCCAGCGCCGAGTCCAGATGGCGAATCAGCAAAAGAATTATCAGAACGCCATCGTCATGGATGGCGAAGACGAGTTTGAGTACAAGCAGTTCTCTTTCTCTGGACTCTCCGATCTCATGCGCGAGATACGGATGCAGGTGGCAGCCGAACAGCGGATTCCGGTCATCAAGCTCTTCGGGCAGAGCGTGTCTACCGGACTGGGATCGGCGGCTCAGGAAGAACTCGAAAACTATAACGGCATGGTTGAAGGCTCGATCCGAAATCCGATGAAGTATGAGATTTTGCGGGTTGCCGAGCTTCGATGTCAGGAAATGTTCGGCTTCATCCCCGACGACCTGGAACTGAAGTTTAAACCACTCAGGACGCTGACT